TTAGATCCGTGTCTTCAATGCATAGAGTAAATCCAACGCACGACGTGGTGTCAGGTCGTCCAGGTCGACTTTGGCCAGTTCGTCGAGCACCGGATGGGGCAGGCTGGCGAACAGGTCGCTTTGCTGCGGTATGGCCGGTTTGCCTTTGCTCGGGCGTGGTGTTTCATGGGGCAGGCTGGAGGTTTCCAGGCGGCTCAGGTGCTCGCGGGCGCGGCTGATCACCTCGGCTGGCACACCCGCCAGTTGTGCCACCGCCAGGCCGTAGCTTTGGCTGGCCGGGCCGGGCAGCACATGGTGCAGGAACACGATACGCTCGTTGTGCTCGGTGGCGTTGAGGTGAACGTTGGCCACCAGCGGCTGGCTTTCCGGCAGCACCGTCAGTTCGAAATAATGGGTGGCGAACAGCGTGTAGGCGCGCAGGTGCGCCAGGCGTTCGGCCGCTGCCCAGGCCAGCGACAGGCCGTCGAAGGTACTGGTGCCGCGCCCGACCTCGTCCATCAGCACCAGGCTACGTTCGGTGGCATTGTGCAGGATGTTCGCGGTTTCGCTCATTTCCACCATGAACGTGGAACGCCCGCCGGCCAGGTCGTCACTGGAGCCAATCCGGGTGAATATCCGGTCGACCAGGGACAATTCGCAGCTGGCCGCTGGCACGAAGCTGCCGATGTGGGCCAGCAGCACGATCAGTGCGGTCTGGCGCATGTAGGTGGATTTACCGCCCATGTTCGGGCCGGTGATCACCAGCATGCGGGTGTTGTCGTCCAGGCTCAGGTCGTTGGCCACGAACGGGGTGGTCAGTACCTGCTCGACCACCGGGTGGCGACCCTGGCTGATGCGCATGCACGGCTCGCTGACGAAGCGCGGACAGTTGAGGTCCAGATTCAGCGCGCGCTCGGCCAGGTTGCTCAGCACATCCAGTTCCGCCAGGGCGGCCGCGGTGTCCTGCAGGGGCGGCAGTTGGCTGATCAGGTCTTCGAGCAGCGCCTCGTAGAGCATCTTCTCCCGGGCCAGGGCGCGGCTCTTGGCCGACAGTGCCTTGTCTTCGAAAGCCTTCAGCTCGGGGGTGATGAAGCGTTCGGCGCCCTTGAGGGTCTGCCGACGAACGTAGTCGGCCGGTGCTTGCTCGGCCTGCTTGCTCGGCAATTCGATGAAGTAGCCGTGGATGCGGTTGTAGCCGACCTTGAGGTTGCTCAGGCCGGTGCGGGCTTTTTCCCGGGCTTCGAGGTCGATCAGGAACTGGCCGGCGTTTTCGCTTAGCGCTTGCAGCTCGTCGAGTTCGGCGTCGTAGCCGGTTTTCAGCACGCCACCGTCACGGATCACGGCGGGCGGGTTATCGATGATGGCTTTTTCCAGCAACGCGGCCAGGTCCGGGTACGTGCTGGTGATCCGTGCCAGTTGTTGCAGGTGCGGGGCTTCGAGGTCGGTCATCGCCACCTGGAGTTCCGGCAGCGCGCCGAGGGCATCGCGCAGGCGCGCCAGATCCCGTGGGCGGGCGTTGCGCAGGCCGATACGCGCCAGGATCCGCTCGATGTCACCGATTTCCTTGAGCTGCGGCTGCAACTGCTCGAAGCGATAACGATCCAGCAGGCAGGTAATGGAGGTTTGCCGCGCCAGCAACACGGTCAGGTCCCGCAGGGGACGGTTCAGCCAACGCGTCAGCAGCCGGCTACCCATGGCGGTCTGACAACGATCGACCACCGATTGCAGGGTGTTGTCGCGGCCGCCGGCCAGGTTGGTATCCAACTCCAGATTGCGCCGGCTTGCACCGTCCAGCACCACGGTGTCATCCAGGCGCTCGTGGCGCAGGCTGCGCAAGTGGGGCAGGGCAGTGCGTTGGGTTTCCTTGGCGTAGGCCAGCAGGCAACCGGCGGCGCCGATGGCCAGGGTCAGGTTTTCGCACCCGAAGCCCTTGAGGTCCTGGGTGGAGAACTGTTGGCAGAGACTTTTCAGCGCCGAGTCGCGCTCGAAATCCCACGGCGCACGACGCCGAACGCCACGGCGCTTTTCTGCCGGCAGGTCCTTGGGCCAGTCGTCCGGAATCAACAGCTCCACCGGGTTGACCCGCTCCAGCTCCGCCAGCAGGTTTTCCCAACCCTTGATCTCCAGCACCGAGAAATTGCCACTGGTGATGTCCAGCACTGCCAGGCCGAACAAACGCTCGTCCCCCAGCACGGCGGCGATCAGGTTGTCCCGTCGCTCATCCAGCAACGCCTCATCACTGACCGTACCCGGCGTGATGATGCGCACCACCTGCCTTTCCACCGGCCCCTTGCTGGTGGCCGGGTCACCGACCTGCTCGCAGATCACTACCGACTCACCAAGCTTGACCAGTTTCGCCAGGTAACCTTCCGCCGCATGGTAAGGAATCCCACACATCGGAATCGCCATGCCCGCCGATTGCCCACGCGCCGTCAGGGTAATGTCCAACAGCTTGGCGGCCTTCTTCGCATCCTCATAGAAGATCTCGTAGAAGTCGCCCATGCGATAGAACATCAGCTGATCGGGGTGCTGATTCTTCAGGCGCCAGTACTGCTGCATCATGGGCGTGTGGGAGGACAGATCGTTCACGGCTGTATTCATCGGTGTCAGGCAAACTCGTTGAAAGGTGTGGGGCAAAAGGAAGGGCATCGGCCCGGCTTTTCCGCGATGGACGCAAGGTTAACATGGGGGGGCAGGTGCGACCCAGATGGAGTGGCTCCAATGGAGCTTTGAACGGTAGCCCTTGCTTGCCGGCAATAAAAAAACCGACATATGGCTGATGTCGGTCGGATAAGCCGCGGAGTAACCCTGTGGGAGCGAGCCTGCTCGCGATAGCGGTGTGTCAGGCTACGTACCTGCCGACTGTTGCGCCGCCATCGCGAGCAGGCTCGCTCCCACATGGGGTCATGCGTTGATGAATGCGTTACCTCGGTTCAACCACGTCCAACGCCCGGTTCGCCAGCAGCTGGCCCAGTTCGATCATTTGTTGGACCCCTAGCGCGATATGCCGCCGCGAGCCCTCCAGGTCGAACGCCAGGTCACTGACCATGGCATTGGCCGAGGCCAGGGTTTCGCTGAGGTTGGCGAGCAGGCATTCGGCGTCGACGTCAGGGGCGATGATGAAAAGGGTGTCGAGCGTGTCGGATGTGTCTTTGTCGGTTTTCGGCTTGAGGTAATAGTCCAAGGCTCGGGTGGCGGCTTCGTCGAGCTCCTTGGCTTTGGCTGATTGGGAGCGGGATGTGGAATTGTCTGTGGATGGGGGATTCGGAGTGTGCTTGATCATGCTTCTTGGATCCTCAAATTGAAGCCACCACCGATTCGCTACTAAACGAAGAGAGTGGCAGCTGTACGCAGGTTAGTAGACCGGGGATCCAAGAAACCGGCGCGCCCGAAGGCGCCCTGCGCACAGCCACCATTGAGTGCAGGAACAGAAATGCCTGACTGAATGGAGCAATGAACATCTTGGATATCGAGCTACTAAACCCGATCACTGATGGGCAGTGACGAGAACAAAAGTACCGATGGGATCCAAGGTGAACAAGCCGGCGGATTCTGGCGCAGTCGTAGGCAGAGGCGCAAGGCGATGTAGCCTGCTGGCGTACATTTGAAGGACCGGAATCGGGCCGTTTCCCAAGAAGGTGTAGGGAAAATTTCCAACACAACGGGCGCACCGGACCCTGTGGCGAGGGAGCAAGCTCCCTCGCCACAGGGTACAAAAATGATTGCTGCTATCCTCCATATGCACGATTTATGCAAATCAGCATTTGTATTCCGCAAAAAGAACAAGCATCATGCGCGTTATGCAAAAACGCAACGTTTCTACCGTATTAAGAGCATTGCTCGATCAGCACGGGATCTCCCCCACGGAGCTTCACCGTCGTACCGGCGTGCCTCAATCCACCCTCTCGCGGATTCTCAGCGGCAAGATTGTCGATCCTTCGGATAAACACATCTCGAAGATCGCCGAATACTTCGCCGTGAGCACCGACCAGTTGCGCGGGCGCGCCGATGTCTTGCCTGCCGGCAACGGCCGCCGCGACGAGCCGCATTCCGAACTCAAGGACATAAGCCTGTGGGACGACGACACCCCTGTCGAAGAAGACGAGGTGTCGGTCCCTTTTCTGCGTGAGGTTGAATTGGCTGCTGGATCAGGAAGATTCGTCATCGAGGAGAGCGAGCGCTCCAGCCTGCGTTTTGGCAAGCGCAGCCTGCGTCATAACGGCGTGCAGTTCGACCAGGCCAAATGCGTGACAGTACGCGGCAACAGCATGTTGCCGGTGCTGCGCGATGGCGCCACGGTGGGGGTGAATGCGGGTAAATGCGGGATCGGCGACATCGTCGACGGTGACCTCTATGCCATCAATCACAACGGCCAGTTGCGGGTGAAGCAGCTCTATCGCTTGCCTACCGGCATCCGCCTGCGCAGCTTCAACCGCGATGAACATCCGGACGAAGACTACAGCTTCCAGGACATGCAGGAAGAACAGATCGTTATCCTCGGTCATGTCTTCTGGTGGGGCATGTACGCCCGCTAACCCTTCCGCTGTCAGATAAAACCCGCCGATGTGCGGGTTTTTTTTCGCCCTCAAAAAGGGCGCCAACCCTTGTTCCTATTGGGTGCGAATGCGCTGATGCATTTGTTATGCATAAATAAATGCATTTACGCATTGACCGTATATGCATACATGCATATTCTGTGTCCAAGCCGCTCGACAAAGCCGGCTGGCAACACAGCTCTTTAGTTCCATCAACAGGCAGCGATGAACCGGCCTCAACGGTTCAGAGGGTTGGCAACTGGCCCGGGTGTGCAGCGTAAAGCACCAGAAGCAGTTATCCGGCGGGCAGAGACCGCGGCCGGAGGAACAATTTGAATGGATCCGTACCGCGCCAGTCGCGCCGAAAGATCAAGCGCATTACTGAAAAGCCTGGGCGACCGGGCTTTTTGGAATGCCTGCGCCGCGAGGCGCTTCAAATCATCACCGCCGCCAATGGAGGGCTTTCAAATGCTGAAGGATTTCAGATGCGGTCGCTGCAAACGACTTCTGGCCCGCATGGGCGAGAACACCGAACTCCAGATCAAATGTGCCCGATGCGGGACGTTGAATCATGTGAAGGCCCTTGAGCCTCGAGTGAACGCCATGGAGCGAACAACGTGCGGAATAGGCCGCACGACCAGTACTCAATGACATCCGTCGAGGTAACTACAAATGAAACTATTCAACAAGCTTCTACTGACGATTGCATTCCTGTCGTCCTTCGTCTCGCTGAGTAGCCGCGCTGATACAGCCCTGTCCTGGAACCTAGCCAGGGACATGTATTTGATGACCGAACAGGCTCCAGCCGGTTCGCCGTGGTCGTTCATGCAGAACAAGACCGCGGTAAACGCTTCGGCCAACTACACGCTCTTACCTACGTTCCACGCTGAGGAATGTAACGGTAAGCCATCCACCTGCTGGCGGGACGACGTCACCGGCGCTTATGTCGCCATCCCCAAACAGACCTTCACTTTCACGGGTTCCGGTACGAGTTTCGTGTTCAAGCAGGGCGATGTAGCCACGCATCCAGGGGCAGCCAGCCAGAGCATCATCCGTTGGGCCAGCCCCGTTTCCGGCAACATCAATGTGCTCGGGCGTGTCAATGATCTGCACAACGCATGTGGGGATGGCATCGCCTGGTCGCTCAACCTGGGTGACACAGTGCTCCAGTCCGGGAGCCTGGCAAATGGCGGGAGTACCACCTTCCTGCTGAACGGTGTGGCGGTCACCCCGACATCTTCGCTCTACCTGGTCATCGACAAGAAATCCACCAACGCCTGCGACTCCACCAGCCTGGACATGCTCATTACCCGTTGAGGGTGACTGGGTCTTGCACCAATTGCTATTCAACCTGAATGGCTCAGGGCGGTATTTGCGTCCTGAGCTTTCAAATCCAATCCCCCAGGAGACGTGAATGACAAACGAGCAACAAGCGTTGCTGGACATGCCGATCTGGCTGGTCATCGTGCTCGCCCTGGTGGGCGGGGTGTCCGGCGAGATGTGGCGTGCCGATAAGGAGGGTGCCCGTGGCTGGCCTTTGTTGCGGCGCGTGGTCCTGCGCTCCGGCGCCTGTGTGGTCTGCGGCGTCTCGGCCACCATGCTGCTGTATGCCCTCGGCATGTCGATCTGGAGTGCTTGCGCCCTGGGTTGCCTGACCGCCATGGCCGGTGCCGATGTGGCCATCGGCCTCTACGAACGCTGGGTCGCCAAGCGGATTGGCGTTTGTGAAGTGCCACCGCCGGATTCTCGTCCCGACCAACAGTGAGCCGGTGCCGCCGATCCACAGGAAAGAGGCCATCCCAATGCCCACTCTCATCGAAAAACCCTCGCAGCTGTTTACCGCCATTGCCGAGACGCTGCGTACCACTTTTCCCGGCTTGAAGGTCGGGAGTCTCCAGGACTTTGACGACTCCGGCGATCAGCCTTGGGTACTGATCGCCATCGAACGCGATACGTCAGGCAACCGTGCCAACGATGGACGTATCGCCCATGTCCTGATGTTTTCCATGCAAGTCGTTTCGCCCGGCACGGGTTTGACGGCCTGCGATCTGGCCTGTGAGTTGAAACGCCTGATCGTCGACAACCGCTGGGAGCTGTCGGCTGAGCAATGCAGCCGGCCCGCGGATATCGAGGGCGTTGCCTCCGTGTTCAGCGGCGGAACCAGGCCGTACAGCGCCTGGACCGTTTCATTCACCCAGACTCTGTACCTCGGTCCGACGTTGCTGGATGACCCGCTGGGCATTCCGAAATTTGCCCGGACCTGGGAAGTGTCGAACATCGACGACCCGGACCAATACACCGCACTGGAGGGCTGAGCCATGTTCGATGCACTTCTACGTCTGCACCTGGGGCCGATCATCGAGCGCTTGGCCGGGATGGAAACCGAGCTCGAAGACTTGTACCGGCGCGCAGACAGTGTCTGTCGCATTGGGATCTGCCAGGAAGTCGATGCCGCCAGCAACACCTGCAAGGTTGCCCATGGAGAGCTGCTGACCCCGGCGATCCGCTTTTTCAACCCGAGTGCCGGCGCCCAGAGCGAATCGCGGATTCCCTCCGTGGGCGAGCAATGCCTGCTGCTGAACCATGGCGGCGGTGATGGCGGCGGGCAGTCGGTGGCGCTGTTCGGCCTCAACGGCGGTCAGTTTCCCCCCGTCTCGACACAGGCAACGCTGACCCGTCGCCTTTACCCGGACGGTTCGGAAAGCGGCTACGACCACGCCAGTCATGTCCTGCACTGGAAAAACGGTCCGGCGACATTCACCGGTTCCCGTGAATCCCTCGAATTGACCATCGGCCCGTCGCGACTGGCGATGACACCTGAGGCCATCGACCTGCAACTGGGTGCCGTCGGCATCCGGCTCGACGCTTCCGGTGTGCACCTGAGCGGCCCGTTGGTGGATCACCAGGGGCGTGTCATCAGTACCGCATAAAGAGTTTCCCCATGATTGGAATCGATAGAAACACCGGCGCCACGGTGGATGACTGGCCGCAGTTCGTCCAGCGCGCCACCCGGGCGCTGACCACCCCCTTGGGCACCCGCCAGAAACGCCCGTTATATGGCTGCGCACTCACCCAGTTGCTGGGGCAGAACCTCGGCGATGACCTGCTGATTCTTGCCCAGAGCCATGCAGCCCAAGCCTTCTACAACCCCCACAACGGCATCGGCGACTTCGAGCCGCAAGTCATCGTCGCCAGCCGCCAAGGCGCCGGATTGCTGCTGCGCTTCGCCGGCACCTGGAAAAACCGCAAACAGACTTTCGAGGTGGTGACATGAGCATGTTGATACCCGGCCAGAACCAATTGGCCGAACCGGCCATCGTCACTGTCGATGCTTTCGAGGATCTGCTCGCCGAGTTCAAGACCTTCGTGGTCGAGTACGTCGGTGCACGCTCCCCCGACAGCGCGGCGAGGCTTGCGGTCAGCCTGGAAAACGAAAGCGAGTTGCTGACTCTGGCCCTCGAGGCCTTCTGCGTGCGCTTGCAAACCCACGAACGCAAATACAACGCCCGGATCAAGCAGATGCTGGCGTGGTGGGCCACTGGCAGTAACCTCGATGCCCGCCTGGCCGACATGGGGCTCGAACGCCAGCTGCTCGACCCGGGCGATCCGGCGGCGTTCCCACCTATCGCCCCGGTCTACGAGAGCGACGATGACGCCCGGTTGCGTTATTACCTCGCGCCCCATGCTCCGGCGGCCGGCTCCCGCATGCAGTATCGTCGGGAAATTTTTACCCTTGGCGAACGCCCCGCAGTAAAGGTGGACAGCAGTGCGGCGGGGGTCGTGACGGTGACCTACACCTTCGACCCGGATGGGCTTGCCGCCCAGGTCAAAGATGGCAACGGACGCCGGACAGCGCCGGGTGAAGTCACGGTGACGGTGTTGTCTCGTGAGGGCGACGGCACGCCATCCGAGGCATTGCTCGAGGGTGTTCGCCAACATTTCGCCCGGCCCGATGTACGACCGGAAACGGACCAGGTCATCGTCCAGGCCGCGCAGATCAAACCCTACAAGATTCGCGTCGTGGCGAAGATCAATGCCGGCCCGGATTCGGGGTTGACCAAGGTCGCCGCGCAGCAGCAGTTGCAGGCATACGCCGAGGCGTGTCATCGCCTGGAAGGCCGGGTCGATCCGAGTTGGATCGACTACATGTTGCACAGCGTGGGGGCGGTTCAGCTGCAAATTATCGAGCCGCTGGCGCCGATAGTGACGACAGCTTTCCAAGCCCCGTATTGCACGGGCGTCGAGGTTGAGGTGCAGACGCTATGAGTGATGACACTCCTCATCCGAGTCTGTTGCCCGCCAACAGCTCAGCGCTGGAGCGAGCACTTGACCTGGGTTTCGCCCGCTTGCTGGAGCGCATTGATCCGCCATTCCCCGAGCTGATGAACGCGAGCCAGACACCGTCCTCCTTCTTGCCTTATCTGGCGGCGGATCGCGGGGTCAGCGAGTGGGATGCGGCAGCCAGCGATCTGGAAAAGCGATTGACGGTTTCGCTGTCCTGGCAGATCCAGCGCCAGGCGGGCACCCGCCAGGCCTTGAACCGTGCCGTCGAGTCCCTGGGATTCACGCCCCACGTCACCGCCTGGTACGAACAGCAACCCAATGCCCACCCCTACACCTTTGATGTGCAAGCCATCATCGGCCAAGGCTGGGCCAGTGGTGATCACACTCGCTTGATACAGCGAATCAATGCCGCCAAGAGCGAGCGCGACCAAGCCACCATCACCGTCGTGCATCAAACGCACGGCGGCCTGGCCGCGGCGGCAGCTTTGCACGGGCCGCTGAGCGACGGTGAACTGTTTTTATGCGGGGCACTGCCGGTACTTGAGTTCGGTGCACGGCTTATCGGCATCGGAATTTCCCAACGCTACACCATTAACGATTACGACCTCAGGGCGCAGCCATGACAGAAGACATTACGCGCTTGGTTCGCTTCACTTCCGCCGGCTTGGCGGAAGTGTTGCAGGCAAAGAACCAAGGCTTGAAAGGTGAGATCACTCACATCGGTGCCGGTACTGCCCGCTACGATCCAACGGGAGCGGAAACTGCGCTTCGCAATGAGCGACAGCGCGTGGCAATCGTGGATTACGAAGACCTTGATCCAGGGCAACTGAGAATGGCTGCCTTGTTCGAGGGGCCTGATGAATACGAGATCGGGGAGTTCGGCTTCTACCTCTCTACCGGCACGTTACTGGCGGTTTATTCAGTAGCCGGAAAGTTGCTGACTTACAAAGCGGCCGCGGCGCGGGTACTGCAAAAGTTCACGCTGGATATCTCACCGTTACCGGCACAAAGCGTCACGGTGGTCGTCGGCTCCGAGAGCCTGAATATCTTGCTCAGCGAGGAGATCGCTGCACTGGCGACGGCCAACATCGACAACATGGCGCGGCACGTCGGCCTGATGTTTCGGGTCATGACGCTTGAAGCCAAATAAATCAACTGCACAAGGAGTTTGAAACGTGAGTCTGGAAACCACTATCGCGTCGCTGGTGACAGCGGCCAATAACTTGACCACGGTGGTCAATGGAAAGATTGGCAGTATCAATACGACCATGGCCACGGCATTGGCACAGTTCAATGAGTGGCGCAGCCTGAAGGATGTAGAAGGGGACCCGACTGCGTTGGGTACGATTCGTCGCAATGTGTTGCAAGGACATGTTTATGGGACTGGAGGCCCCTACTCCACCAGCGCACAGGGAGAGTTCACGACTACCGACCTGGGTTCCAGCACGAATGTATATATGCACTTCAAGGTGCCGTTGAACATCAACGTCAACTCGGAAATGTTCTGGTTCAACATCAAGGGGTACAGCTACGGCACCGCGAAAATCATCGACGAAACCCTGGTGGGATACTGCTATCAACCGACTCGGGTACTGCAGAACGCCTCGACCTTCGGAAACATGACGCCAGCCGTTTATGTTGATACGAACGGCAACATTGTCATGCGAATTCTGATTCCCAATATTTACTACACCACTGTACGGATTGACACGATGCGCGTGGGCAATGGCCGGCTGTTCAATCAGGGCGACTTGAAAACCAAGTTGTCATTGGCCGATACCGTCGTTTTCAGCAAGGAATGAACATGTCTGACCTATCCACTGGTAACACCCCTGAGCTTCCACTGGCCGTGCCCACGCGGGAAATTGAATGGGCCGCCATTCGTACACGCCGCGATCAACTTTTGCGGCAGACGGATTTCACCCAGTTGCCCGACTACCCGGCGACAGACGCACAGCGAACCCAGGTCAAGGCGTACCGCCAAGCCTTGCGTGATATTCCCGAGCAGATCGAAGACCCAGCCAAGTTGGTCTGGCCCGTGCTGCCGGCCTTCGTCAAGTAAACCCGACCGCGACAGCGGTTTTTTTTCGCCCGCAAAAAGCCCCGTGATCGGGGCTTTTGTGTTTTCGCGTCTGGAGGAACCCATAGATGCCCATTCGTAAGCCGTACACCGTGCTGTTGCCGTTTCCTATCGGCGGCGGCCACTGGTCGAGCGTCGGCCAGGAACTCGAACTGCTGGATGTCGAGGCCAATGCCTTGCGCAGCGCCGGTCGCCTGGAGCTGAGCAGCGTCCTGGAGGCGCACAAACAGGCTGCCGACATGCAAGCCACCCCAACCCAACCGGCCAAAAAGGCCGCCACCAAAAAGGCTGAATAACCATGGCTGAGGTTTTGAACTTCGAGCACAACGGCATTACCGTCAATGCCACCGAATCTCCCGAGGCCATGGGTGGCCTGGGGGACAACGTCATCGGGCTGGTCGGCACCGCGCCGAAGGCCGATCCGCTGATTCCGCGCAACGCCCCGTTCCGCATCAACAGCTTCACCACCCAGGCGCTGCTCGATCCGACCGGCACCGAAGCCGGTACGCTGTATCACGCGGTGTTCCAGATCCTCAAAGTGGTCAAGGTGCCGGTCTACGTGGTGATCGTCGAAGAGGGCGCCACCCCCGCCGATACGCAGAACAACGTCATCGGCGGCATCGAAGCGCAGACCGGTCGCAAGCTGGGCCTGGCGGCCTTGAGTGGCGTGGCTGAAGACCTGACCATCATTGGCGCGCCGGGCTTCACCGGCACCAAGGCGGTGGCCAGCGAGTTCGCCTCGTTCGGCAAGCGCATCAAGGCTCGCGTTGTACTCGACGGCAAGGATGTCGCGGTCGCCGATCAAGTGACTTATAGCCAGGAGTTGGGCGGCGCCGACCTCGGTTTCGACCGTTGCCTGGTGGTGCACAACATGCCGGCGGTGTACTCCAAGGCCGCGAAGAAAAACGTCTTCCTGGCCCCGTCGAGCCTGGCCATCGCCGCGCTCGCCAAGGTCAAGCAATGGGAGAGCCCGGGCAACCAGGTGACCTATGCCGAGGACGTTTCGCGCACCGTGGAATACAACATCCTCGACACGTCCACCGAAGGCGACCTGCTCAACCGCTACGGCGTCAGCTACTACGCCCGGACCATCCTCGGTGGCTTCTCGCTGCTGGGCAACCGCTCCATTACCGGCAAGTTCATCAGCTACGTCGGCCTGGAGGATGCCATCAGCCGCAAGCTGGTCAAGGCTGGCCAGAAAGCCATGGCGAAGAACCTGACCAAGTCCTTCATGGACCAGGAGGTCAAGCGCATCAACGACTGGCTGCAAACCCTGGTGGCCGACGAAACCATCCCGGGCGGCAGCGTGTACCTGCACCCGGAACTCAACAGTGTCGAGAAGTACAAGAACGGCACCTGGTACGTGGTGATCGACTACGGCCGCTACGCGCCGAACGAACACATGATTTATCAACTCAACGCCCGCGATGAAATCATCGAGCAGTTCCTGGAGGACGTTCTCTAATGTTTACCAACCGCGTAAGACAGGCCATCGCGGCCACCCTGCAAGGCCTGCCGTTGTCGGCGACCGTGGAAGAATTCACCCCGCCGAAGATCGAGTTCGACATGGAAGAGATGCGCGGCGGGCGCTTCATCACCGAGGAAATGGCCAAGGGCGGCAAGGCCCTCAACGCCAAGCTCAGCCTGCAAGGTGTCGGCCCGGAAATCATGCTGGCGCTGGGCGTCAGTGTCGGTGACGACATCCTGCTGAACGTGCGGGAAGCCGGCCAGGATCAGGACGGCAACACCTGGTTCACCTACCACACCGTCGGCGGCAAGCTGAAATCCCTGGAAGAGACCGCGCTGAAGATGGGCGATAAGCCCAAGACCAATCTCGAGCTGTCGTGCCGCACCTACAACCGCCTGGAAAACGGCGTTCCGGTGATCGACATCGACGTGCGCACCCAGAAGTTCGTGCTCAACGGCGTCGACATTCTCGGCGATGCGCGCCGTGCGGTGCTGTTGCCGTAAACCTCAGTTGAACACAGTCCCTGTGGGAGCGAGCCTGCTCGCGATAGCGGTGTGCCAGACACCTTGATGCTGAAGGTACTGGCGCATTCGCGAGCAGGCTCGCTCCCACAAGGGGCCCACATTCACCCAAGGAATTGATTCATGTCCTGGACGCCTCCCCAACACCTTCTGCTGTCACCCATCACTGGTGACGACGGTTCGCAGATCGACCAGCTGCAACTCCGACCCCTGTTCTACGCCGCACAGAAAGACGCCCTGGCCCGTGCTGGCGACGATGAGGACGACCAGTTCTTCGAGCTGGCCAAATTGGCCACCGGCCTGTCGGTCAAAGAGCTGGATCAGCTCAAGCGACCGGACTACGTGAGCATCGCCCAGTACGTGCACGACATGTCGACCCGCCCGGCGGCGTATTTCCTCGAACAGGTCGCCGAAGCGGACCACGCAGCGGCCGATCCCGACCAGGTGCAACTGCTGCAACCCCTCAGCGTGGCGGGCCGCAGCGTGACCTCGTTGACCCTGGAAATGCCGGTATTGCGAGCCACCAAGGCGATGAAAAAACTGAAGACGGCCAAGGAACGCGCGGAGTTCATCACCGCCCATTGCACCGGCCTGATGCTGCCCGATCTGGACCTGCTGACCGTGCCCGACTGGACACAACTGCAGGTGCGCATCGACGATTTTTTAAACAAACCGGCGGACTTCTTTCGGAGCGCGACATCGAAGTGATCCTCGATGTGGTGCCGCTCATTTACCCCGTAAGTGAGGCGGAGATTCTGGAATGGGACGCCGGCAAGGCATTGCGCCGTTACGACATCGCGATCACTCGCCTTGGCGTGAAACAGGAGTAGAGCGGGATGGCAGAGAGTAAGTATTCGCTGTCCGGTGCGGCCAGCATCGAGTTGCCGTCACTGGGCAGTGTGTCTGAAACGTCGGGGCTGAACCTGGCCCTGAGCACGGCCAGTCTCGACATCCGCCTGCTGGTGTCGGAGCAGGTCAAGCTGCGGGAAACCCTGGCTTCGTTGAATGTCGCCCTGTCGGTGCAGCAGTCGTTGCTCAAGGCCGGTGCTTCGGTGCCGGCGCCAAACAGTGAGCCGAAGTCGAAGCTCAAGGCCGACGTTGACCAGCAGGCGCCGCCGGGTCTGCTCAAGTCTGCGATGGCGACCGAGTTGGCGATGGTCGAGCTCAACCAGGTGCTGAAGCTGGATAGGGCCGCGTTGCAGCAGCTGTCACAGGCCAACCTGAAAATGGCCGCCGACAAACAGGTCGCGCCCAGCGGGGCAACGGCGGTTCAGTTGGTCCAGGTCGAACTGGCGGCGGCGAAGGCGGGTGTCGGAGAAGGATCCGATCCGGTCAAGCGGCAGGACGAACTGCTGAGCTTCACCCGCGACAGCGCAGTGATGGCGTCGTCGCTCAACCTCGACGTCAAGACCGCCAGCGAGATGTTGCTGGGTTGGCGCAACTCGATGAACCTGGATCGGGGGCAACGCCAGACGCTGGCAGATGCCACCAACCACCTCGGCAACAGCGGCCTGAATGTCAAGGCGGCCGATATCGGCGCCGTGGTGCAGCGCAGTGGCGAGGCGGGCCTCGCCGCGGGGATGACCCCGGAACAGGTGGCGGCCCTCGCGGCGGCGTTCCTGAACAGCGGCGTGAGCAAGGCGGAGGCCGGTGACGCGGCAAAAGGTTTCACCGCGGCATTGGCCCAGGGCAATGCGGCAACGCCTGAGCAACGCAAGGCTTGGGCGGAGCTGAACCCCAAGTTTGATCCTGCTGTGATCGCCAACGGCTTGCGCAACGACGCACCCGGCACGATCAACCAGGTGCTGGAAGCCCTCAAACAGAAACCTGCGCAAGAAAAACAAGCGCTGACCAAGGCGCTGTTCGGTGACAACGCGGCGATTCTGGAGCTGCTGAAGAAACCGGAAGGTGTTCAGAAAGCGTTTACGTTGGTGTCTGAACGCACCTCCGATGGGACGTTGCCGAAGTTCAATGGCTCGCTGGCGGCCACCGCCGAGGCGTTGGGGAACACGTCCCAAGGGCGCTTCAATGCGCTGGATGCCAGCAAGAACCGGGTGCTCGCTGAAGGTGGCAATGCCCTGGCTCCGTTGACCGATGGCGTCATGGTATCGCTTGGCGCCCTGGCCGATGGCTTGAGCGAAGTGGCCCAGGCGCAACCGAAAGCGACCGCCGGACTGCTGGTGCTCGCAGGCGCCCTGGCATTGGCACGGGGCGCCGAGATCAAGGTCGCGATGGTTTCGGCCGTTACGGCTGCCGCGACGAAACTCCTGGCGCTGGCCGGCGCCAGGCAGATTTCCGAGGCGCAAGACCTGACGGTCGATGCGCCGGAACAGCGTCGCAAGGGCAAGAAAACGACCCGACGCGCCAGGCAAGGCAATGCCGCTAAGTCGGCCTCCATCCCGGTACCGTCCATGACAAGCGAGAGTCGTTTGCTGGGCGCCGCCAGGATGGGCTCGGCGGTCACCCGCCGTGCCGCGCCGCTGATGTTGCTCAGCGCTGGCTACGATGTCGCCAAAGGCCTGCAAGAGGGCGATGACAAGGCGGTCGGCAGGGCATTGGGTTCTGCCGGTGGCGGGCTCGCAGGGACCTACGCCGGTGCCGCTGCCGGCGCGATGATCGGCAGCGTGGTGCCGATCCTGGGAACCGCGGTGGGCGGCGTGATCGGTGGTTTGCTGGGGAGCATGGCGGGCAGTTGGGGCGGTGAGTGGCTGGGTGAAAAGCTGGCCACGCCAGCCGACAAGCTCGACGCCCCGGAACAGGTCAGCAAAGACCTCACCAGCAGCCAGACCAGCACCCAACAAAACACCATGACCGCCAACATCTACATCAACGGTCAGGATCAGGCCAGCGCCAGTCAGTTGGCCAATCTGGTGGTGCAGCAGATTACCGGCCAGTTCGGCCTGACAACCATGCCCAACTCACTGGCCATGCGCAGTGACGCGGCCCTGACCGACGGAGGTACGTGATGCGTCAGCAAATGGCACTCGGCAGTTTCATTTTCGGGCTGTCGAGAAACTTCGCGTACCACTCGCTGGTGCGCACCTCGGATGGCGGCTGGAAGAGCATCGACATCCTCACCAGCAAACCCAAGTCCAGCCAGGTCGGCCAAGGCCTGCAAGGGCTGACCATCACCGGCAAGTCGATGTACGCGACCGCCATGGATCGGCTCGATGAGCTGCGGGCATTGCAGGCCCTGCGCGTGCCTGTGCCGCTGGTGGATGGCATCGGCCGCAACTGGGGGCTGTGGCAGATCAACAAGGTGTCGGAAACCCAGACCGAGGTCATCGATGACGGCACGGCGATGGTAGTCGGTTGGGTGATTGAATTGACGGAGTTCGCCAATGCGTAGGGTTCGAAGTATCGCCGGTGATTCGGTGAATCTGTTGCTGTACCGCGAGCTCGAGTGTTGTGACGATGCCACCGAGCAAGCGCTCTGGCTGCTCAACCCCGGGCTGGCCGAATGGGGCCCGGTGCTGCCGGCAGGGGTGTGGGTTGCCTTGCCGGAGGTAGATCTGAAACCTGTTGCACCCGCACCGGTATCGGCTTGGGATTAAGGAGGCAACATGTCACTGGGTTTCACGCCCGCAGTGGAAATCTATGGTGCGAATGCGGCACTGCTCAACGAGCGATTGCTCAGTTGGACCCACGTCGACGCGGCGGGGATCGAGTCCGATCAGTTGACCCTCGTCATCAGCCTGGACGGGCTTGAGGGGTTGCCCAGCCTCGGCGGAAAAATCGGTCTGCGGGTGGGTTACCTGGAGTCCGGACTGGTGGACAAGGGTGAGTTCGTCATTACCCGGCGCACGCCGACGCTGTTCCCCTTGCGCTTGACGTTGGTGGCCATGGCCGCGCCGTTCAGTGCGGCGGACCAGACCGGGTTCAAGCAGCGCCGGTCCGTCAGCCATGGCCCGACGACCTTGGGCGCGCTGTTTCGTGAACTGACCACCCGGCATGGTTTTTCGCCGCGCGTGGCGTCGGAGCTGTCGCTGATAAAAATCGAGCACATCGACCAGTCCAACGAAACCGACATGGGCTTCCTGACGCGGTTGGCCCATCGGCATGACGCCGTCGCCAAACCGATCAACGAATTGTATGTGCTGGCTCGACGCGGCCAGGCGAAGTCGCTGTCGGGCAAGGTTCTGCCGGAGATCAAGCTGTCGGTGACGACCAACAATCGTCCCGGCGATCAAGCGTTTATCTCCGCCGTCCTCGATGAAACCGCCCGGGCGAAATACCAGGGCTGCAAGACCCGCTGGTGGGATGCGGCGGCGGGCAAGGTGCAGGTGGAGGAGAGTGGCATCGCGCCGTTCAAGATCCTTAGACAGCATTTCCAGAGCGCAGAAGACGCCCGCGCCGCCGGTGAAGGCGAAGTGCGCAGGCTGATGCGCGAAGCCCTCAAGGTCGCCATCGAATGCCCGGGCAACCCGGGATTGTCCGCCGAAGGCATCGTCCTGCTGGACCCGACCTGGCCGGATTTCATGCGCGGCCGCTGGTCGATCGACAAGGTCACCGCCACGGGTGACCGGGAAAAAAGCTATCGCTGCAAGATCGACGCAACCTGCCTCGACGCCAAGGCCTGA